ATTTTAACCTTAGTAAAATCTCCGCAGAAGTAGTCATCTAAAAGAGGGATAATCTTAAAGATGAATACAGATAGTAAATCGCGGAGATTTTCAACACGCAAAAAATATGTGTGACCAATTGCATATTCACTACTAAGCAAAAATGCAATTCTTTTATTGAGCGTTTCAAGAAGTTTGGCGACATTAACTTCTTGAACATCATCAGGGACTAAGTCATAATTCGGCAGTCGCTCAGTGAAGATGAAGCGACGTCGAAGTGCAGCATCCAATAGCGTAATCGACTTGTCTGCGGTGTTCATAGTTCCAATAATGCGAAGATTGGCAGGGACACCAAATAAAGTTTTAGAATACGGTAAAGTTGCTGTTGCTTCATGTTCAGCACCAAGCCGTTTATTCATTTCGATTAACGAAATGAGATCTCCAAAAACAGCGGCTATGTTGGCGCGATTAATTTCATCTATACATATTGTATAGATTTTGCCATCAGAAATCGCAGCTGCGAACTTTGCGCTACGACCATCGGGGGTATCATTAATACAGTCTTGCCAAGAAGAATATCCTGCCAAAAGGGCAGCTTTCTCACAAGCATTGAAGAATACACCCTTTTCGCATTTATAATAAACCTGGGGGTTATCGCCTTGAGATAATACAGGTTTAATGCCCTCTACGAAATCTTCATAGGCAAAAGATTGGTGGAAGGTAACCATAGAAGATCTATCTTCCCCGGAATCATACATCTCTTGGAAAAAGAATGTTTTCCCTGTTCCCGGAGGGCCATATAAAATTTCATTGTTTACGCCGGTTGCGCAATCTACCTTATCTCCAACAGGAGAAAAAGGTGTAACCTCTTTAACAAAGGGAATGTCGAATTTAGCGAGAATTTTCTCAGAAAGAGTAGACTTATTTGTATGAATTAGTCCAGTAAGGAAAATGGATTCTTCCGAATAGACCAAAAAGAGGATATTGTCATAGCTCGATTTGCCACGACCAAGAAATTTCTCAACTGTAACTAATGCGCTCTTAGTAAGTTTATCTCGATTATCAGCCGAATTTTTCTTGTCTATCATAAAGGCCAACCCCAAAGGCGTATGAGTGGTGGCTCGTATTCCTTGTGACAGACGCACCTCAAGATTGCCAGGTCGTGTTCCCGAACCTACGGCATAAACATCTTCAGAAGATATGTCGAAGCATTCCGCAAAGAAGTCTTTGAAGTCATCAAACTTCTTTGTAGAAGTATCACTTAGCCCCTTGGGGTATTTAGAGAGCAGCTCGTGATATAGTTCGGTAAGTCGGTTAATTAGTTCCATATTGATTATGAAGATAACGATTGAGCGAATCAATAAAACATTTAGGATATTTAATAAGAGTTGACGCCTCAACTCTATTAAGGAATCCTCTTGTGGCTCGTTCAGAGAGTGGAACGAGAGGTTCTTGAAGAAATTCTAAAATAGGAATATAATGTATGCCATTGGGATACGGAGATACATCTACCGCGTACATTGGCTGTCCTATGTCCTTAAAAGCGGCTTTAGGCCAAGTTGAAGATACATGGATTCTATGCTTTGGAAAATTTGAGGGAGAAAATTTTGTGCATAAAATCCTCTCTGCAATCCATTTGGAAACTGCACCATTAACAGCGTTTCCTAATACCTTCCATCTCATTGAATTTTTAAACCCCTCGGTTTCGATGGGTTTAGACCAATCAAGCGGGAATCCTTGTAATCTCTCGGCATCGTGAATTGATGGGGTGCCAAAAAAGTCGTTATTAGAATCCCATATGGCAGGAGCTGATGGAAGGCCAAGACTTGATCCGCATTTCAATGGCGGTATGGAATTGTTCGCCCAGCCTATGCCAATCTTTCCCTCGGTCCAATAAAAACCATATGCATCTGATATATTAGGGGAAATAGGTTTCTCGTCTATGCAAAGAGATGAGTCAGCTTCTCCACTTAAAAACAATATGTCCTTTGTGCTTACGCAAGAAGAAGCAACAAGAACAAAACGAGGCCTTCTCTGAGGAATTCCGAAAGAGCGCGGGTCAACTAAACGATAAGACCAGTTGTAACCCAAAGCAGATAATTGAGATGTAACATAGGCTAATATTTCTCCTTTATGCAGCGAAATAATATTAGCTACATTCTCAATTACAATGAATTTAGGTTTATTAGTTTTTAATAATCGGAAAATCTCAGTCACTAACGATGACTCGCTACCACCCATCCCTTTTTTATCACCTGCAATACTTATATTTTGGCAAGGGAACCCTGCGCATAGAATATCACAAGCAGGTATGGATTCTAAAGAACGAACATCGTTATATATTGATGCTTCCTTAAAATGGGTATGTAGAACCGATTGGGCTTCTGGCATTATCTCACAAAGAAGCAGAGATTCAACGCCAAAGGCATTAAACCCATTTTCGATTCCTCCTATACCTGCAAATAATCCAACCGATTTCATCGTAAAAGTTCTAAAGAAATAACGTACATCAATTTTGGCGGCACAGCATTGCCAATCATCTTCTGCAATGCAACACGCGAAAGGGAGCCATCAAATTTAAAGAAATCTGGAATAAACTGCACACGCGCAGCCTCATGTGGCGTTAAACTTCGTTGCTCATATGGGTGGCAAAATCTTCCCTGCCCTATAGAGCCAAAGCCACTTGTAATGGTTGGCGAAGGCATATTGGGGTACATTCGGCCATAAACAGAAGTATAACGATTGTTTTCGCTCTGCTGACATTTGGGGCGCAGAGAATTGGGCAACTCATAAATATCATTATCAAATAAATATTTTATTCGTTCTTGATTAACTTTAGAATGAGTTGCAGAAGAATTGAAAATGCTGTTACTATTATATGCAGTTATTAAATCGTTGATAGCCCATGTGACTGAACGGTCATGCTCAATCTCATAAAGGGAGGTGTTAATATCCAGAGATTCTAAACTTCCCACCAAAACAAATCTTCTGCGTTTTTGGGCTACACCAAATTTGCTTGCTAAAAGGAGATTGTCAGAAAGATTATATCCTAATGAAGTTAAAAATTGTTTTGACTGACCAAGGACATCTGTCTTATCGTGACGGATACCTTGCACGTTTTCTATAACGAAATATTTGGGACGGAATAACTCGATAAAGCGAACAGCCCTAAAGATTAATTGGTTTCGTGGGTCACTTCTTCTGGTGTGATTGTTAAGGTCGCTGTGACCCTGACATGGTGGTCCAGCAATGACGAAATCGATATTTCCTATTTGACTTAATAATTTAGATTCTTCAATGGTGGGAGAAGAACCTAATTCCCCATCAATAAATTTCGTAATATCATCATTAAAAACTGAGCATGTAGGGAAATTGAGAGCATAATTAATTGCAGCCGAGTCTTCAAAATCAATAGCGAATGTAGGTATGATATTAATTCCCAAGGCACGGCCAGCCTCGGTGACGCCTAATGACATTGGCCCGGTGCCACAAAAAAGATCAGCAAGACGAAGTGTTGAATTGATGCATTCAGGCATTGAGGGAGATTTAGAACGAAGCCAAACTTCATCAAACTCTTGCTCTCCATTATACGGTAATGAGGATTTAGTCTCCTTGCCGTCACGACGAGAGATATACCGATGGATAAATTCTCCATCGATTTCAAATCGCTCTATGCGGGGATTATCTTTCCTCATAATAAAAGAGAACTTCCGAGTAGGCTGACAGGCGACCAAACCTTTAAGCGTCTACAAGGAAGTTCCTTAATATGTTGTATATAAGTTATTACTTACATTGATTGGTCTTTCGTCAGCGGGCGCGTTTAGATTGCAAAGTTAGCGAAAAAAATTGAGACTGTTGCAATCCGGGACAAAGATAATAACCTCGGTGTGCGAAATTCAAGCACACCGAGGTTAAAAAACGTTTGGAGTGGGGTCAATAGTTCTCGATTGCTTCGATAAATGGAGCGTCGGCAGGTTCGCAGGAGCGGAGCGGATAGCGATCCGGCATGGCGCGTTCGTCGGTGCCGTAGCCGAGTCCTTCGCAGAAAGCGAGGGCTTGCTGCTCGCTCTCGAACACTTCGGGTTCGGGGAAGTCGAGCATATCGTCGGAGTCGAGGTATTCCTTGAAGCCGTCAATATCATCATCAACAAGGAAGTTGATGGCGAGCGGGTCGGAAATCACATATACTTTGATGGGCTGTTCCATAAGATTTTGAAGTATCGTTTGTTTCTACAAAGTTACGAAAAATCTGCGACATAGGCAATATTTCAGACGATGTATTTGTCTGAAATATTGCACAATTTTCGGAAGTCAGTTGGCATAATTATAGTGTCAACTGACGGTCAGAGAACGCCGGACATAGAGAGCGAGAAAGAATCGTGGAACGGAAATTTCTCCGCTCCGATGTAGAGGGTATCGAAAGCGTCGGTGCCGTCGGTGCGGTGTTCGAGCAGGTCTTCTTCGCTCTCGGCAAGTTTCTCGCCGGACTTGTCTTTGCGGAAGCCGTTGCGCCCGCGACTGACCCCTGCCGACTGTATGGCGAGAATCAAGTCCTCGTTGTTTGAGCGGTTGAAGAATGGCACAAGGCGTTGCTTACCTGCGAAGCCCTGATTTATGAGCAGGTACTTTTCATCGTGTCGCATCGGGTTTCCGAGGTACACGGCTTCCACACGCCACCCCCTGCGCTCAAATTCATGGACTACCCACCAACGATAATCCTGTTCGTTGACGGCATAGTTTGAGCCGAGGGCCGTTGCATCGTAATAATAGACCACGGTCTTGTTGCGGTGCGTGACATAATAGCGGCAGAAGTCCTCGACGAGCGCCGGTATCTTGCGGTCGAACTTGACATAGAAGCTCTTGATGACATTGAGTCGGCGGTCGCGTGGCTGACCGGCGACAATCCAGTTTATGTTTGCGTTGTAGTCCATGCCGATGCAGATTGGCGCGTCGGGGTCAACGTCCTTGTCGGCTCTGGAGTCGAGAGCCGAGAAGTCATAATCATAACCAAGAGTGTCGAGGTACTGATTATCGTTGGCATCGTACTTGTGCCCCTCGCGCATCGAGGAATAGAAGCCGTCCTTTGCAATTCCGATCCTCTGACAAAGGATAGAGGTTTGGAAGGTCAAAGGAGTAAGGTCGCGCTTCATCTGCTTAATGTAGTTCTCACCGAGAAGCTGCAAGTTTTCAATCGAGGAATATTCGCGGTAATAGACCGCGACGGAGCGCATCTTATTGAGGTCCCGGTCAAGGCGACGCAGATAGCCTTTGAGATATGGAGGCACAGGCTCGCCTTTGGCGTTAAGGGAGCGTATGCGCTGTTTGGTGCGCCATATCTCGTAAACGGTTGCTTCGATGGTGGCAATCAGTTCGGGGTCCATCTTGTCGCGGTAGTGCAAGAACCACGAACCTTTCTGCGTCTGCGGCATATCGCTCAATATCATAATTGAGTGGTTGAAGGAGTGCTTGCCGAAGTACGACTTGATGCCGCCATTGGCAGGGAGTGTTTCGTCTTTGAGCTTGGCGTAGTCGATGAATTTGGCTTCGTCGACGAGCAACCACGAGAGCGTAAGCGAGTTTGACGAACCGGGGCGGTCTTGGCTGATGATTACAGCCACAGAGCCGTTGTAGAAAGATATGACGTGTTCATAATCTTTCGGGTCGATGATAGGCTGACGGAACGATTTGGGCGGTTTCCGACCCACCACATAGTGTATGCCCTCGATGAAGCCCCAGCGTTTCCATGCGGCGAGCAAGCCCGGAATTGTGTTAGTCAATCCGTGCTTGAAGGTCGGCACAACGATGCCGCCTGTCGAGCCGGGCATACGCTGCATATTGCGCAGAACAAACGGCGCAGCTATGCTGTCCGTTTTGCCGGTGCGTCGCCCTGCGACGATAACGGTAGTGTTCGCGCCGATAAGCTGCGTGAGGCGTTGGGGCTTGTTAAAGTACACTTTCTTCTGTGCCATCGTCGGGATTGTTCTTTGGGTCAGGGAAAAGCGAGTCAAATTCCAAATCGACTTCCTCGAACTCGACATCTTCAATGTCGATGGTTTCGGCCCGGTACTTCTCAATCATAGCCGCGATTTTCTCGGCTATGTTGGGAATAGGCTCGATGCCGAGGACACGCGGATCATCAGTGGCCGTGAAGGGCTGAACGAGGATTTGGTCGAGCGGTATAGCCTGTTCGTCTTCAAGGTCAACGCGGTTGAGCTTGCCGTAGGCGGTAGCGGCGCGTTCCATCGTCTTGCTATCCTTGCGCTTCTCCGCCATCTTATAAGTGGCAATGAGCATTTCATTGGTGCGCCAACGGTGGAAGTCGCGCGAGGCGGAGCCGAGCATTGGGAGCAGCGACTTCACCACGGCAAGGTCGGAATATGCCGTTGTGCGGTGTATGCCGTGGCGTTGGCACACTTCGGCGACAAACTCGCGGTCAGTACCGTCAGGATTGGCGATAAACCAGTTATACATCTCGCGCACACGCAAGACTTTCTCGACCATTTGGCCGGGATAACGCTCGCGCAACTCCACCTCTCTGGTAAAGAGTTCGGCGCGGCAAACTTCTATGGCGTTGGGATATGACATAGCGATTACTCGTCGTCCTCCATGTCGAGCAGATTGCGGTGGGCGTTCTCGATAGCGAGCGGCGAACCGACCTGCGCAAGCATCATTTCCTGTGAATGTAGCTTGACCTTTGAGGCGGCTTTGCCACGGCGGTACGCCTTGGAAACGTCCGTAGAGCGGTCGGCGATGTCTTCGCGTAGCACATCAGCCGGAATGTCGAGAATGACCGCCATATCGGAAATTTTGAGGTATATGCTTGCAAATTTTTCAATCTGCTGCAATTCGTTCTCTGAATAAATCATGGAGAGGTACGCTGTGATTGGTTATTAAATCGTTGACCTGCTCGTGAAGCCGGTCGAAGATTGCTTTATCGGTGGAGATAAATG